GATGGGCATCGAGTGGAACGCGGCCGTAACCGGCGCATTCCCTGGTCGTCACACGTTCAACGTCCTGTACCGCAGACGCTTCAACCCGGTCTGAGAGACACACATGGCACCCACTGGCGTACAAGCTCTCGTACTCACCGGAACCGCGAAGGGCAACAAGCCCATCGAGGACGGCGATCTCTTCGGGCTCATGCCGTCCCGGCAGGGCTTCTCGTCTGTGCCGCACATCGTGGTGGACGGGAACACTGTCGAGGTGATGGTCCGCGAAGGCGGTGGCCCGGACTGGTCATGGGCTGGTGTGACGCTGGCGCCTGGCTTCTACGGCTCCTCAAGCGAAGGCCGGCGCGCTGTCTGCCTGGCCGGCAGGCTCGCCCAGATCATTCACGGTGACCTGAACGGCGACGTGAACATCCCGATCGTCCATACGATCGCGGGCCTCCAGGAGGGCGTCCCGGTGGTGATCTACCTCCAGCCTGGCGACTACTCGGGCGGCTCGGGAATCAACTTCAACGACAACACGTTCAACTACGGGATGCTGGCCAACGAGCGCGTCATCCACTGGTCGCGCGGCTGGGGTCTCTCCGGACTGGCGCCCGATATCCCCAATAACGGTCGCCCGCCACGCGACATCGTCTTTGTGGGCCAGGGCCTCAACGCGACTGAGGTGCTATTCCCCCGCATCCAGTTCAGCTTCAACCCCAACAACGGCTCGTACCCCGGCCAGGTGGACAACGTCCGCTTCGAGCGCGTCACCATCCAGAACACGAACCAGGACCAGACGGTCTTCGGCGGCGTGAACGACGGCGGGAACCTGAACGACCACCCGAACGCGGACGCGCTGGCCTCGACGATCATCGTCGACGACATGCAGCCCATCACGCCTGGCAACGGGTGGGCAGATCTCGGGTCCGGGGTTTGGTCGAAGACGAACGACGGGCCGGAAGGTAGCGGGTTCGAGCCTCGGTTCAGAGACACGAACACGGTGATCTTCGACGCCGTGGAGAACACCAGTCCGCTGGGGAGCGCGGCCGCTGTCAACTCACAGGGTGAGTGGCACATCGGTGGTGCCACGGGTGACACAATCACTCTGTTCTTCAACGGTTCCGAGGCCATCACCCGGCGCAAGTCTGCCGGCAGTACGGGCTGTTCACGCTTCACGACTGACCGTGACCCACTCCTGGCCGACGGGGAGGACTACGACGTCTGGATCAATACAGCGACCGACACGCTGTTCTACAAGGGCCTCACGGGGAGTGGTAGTGAGGGGTGGTCGATGCCAGACGGGGTGGGCCAGTACACGGCTCTGCGTGCTCCCAAGACGAACTACCAGGGCACGATGAAGTTCTACGACTGCGACATCAAGGGTCAGCAGAACGTCTTCGACTGGTTCGGGTGCGGGCAGAAGCAGGGTATCCGCATGCAGGCGTACTGCACGGGTCTCGATGTTCGCGGCACCAGGTTCTGGGCGGTCCAGGAGCACTGCATCTACATGGATTCCCCGCAGGGGTTCCTGTACGTCGTCAATTGCACGCAGGACACGCCGCTCACACCGACACCTCCCGACGACGAGGGCAATGGCGGGCTGATCAACGCGACGACCCGCGTGGGGGGTGGCAACACGTTCTGCCAGGTGACCTCGCGCCTGGTCACGCACGCGGGGCACGCGCCGGACAGGGATGCCCGAATATTGTTTATTCGCTGCACCATTCAGAACAATCTGACCACGCACGGCATCGGTGGGTCCGACATCACCATCTGGGGTGGCTTCGACGGCATCGTCTCCATCATCGACTGCGACCTGATCGGGTCTGCCGTCCCGTGGGGACCAGAGATGACCCCTGGTTCGGCTCAGGCTGAAGCTCGAGGCGGGCTCAACTTCACCCAGGAACGTGGCTGGGACGGCGCACCGCGCATCCCGCAGATCCCGAAGGGCGCGACGGTGTTCGAGACCAGCTCGGGCTCGGGCATCTGGTACTCCACGTACCGCATCGAGGTCATCCGCTGCAACCTCACGGTCAACGGCAACCGGCGCAACACGGCCAATATGCGCTGCGTGGGCCAGCTCGTGCTGGGCTTCACGAACTACCAGTGCAGCAACTACCGGCCGCAGATCCGCTTCAACGGAGACCAGGACAACGAGCGCATCTTCTTCCCCGGGTTCCCCGGTGTCCCCTATCGGCCCAACCTCACGCCGGCGGACGGGGCTGGGTGGGGCGTGTCGTGGCGCACCGAGATGTTCCCGGTCCCAAGCTCCGAGCCTCCGTGGCTACAGGGTGATGGCAGTGGCGCGTTCAACGTGAGCGCCACCGTCAAGCTCGAGCACCGCAGCATCCTGGACATCACGGACCTGCAGTCCGTCTCGGACGCCCAGCTCGATGCGTACACCGGAGCGGACCCAACATGAGAACCCGACTGATTCGCACGCTGTACGTCAACGAGAGCGAACCCTTCTCGGTCACCGAGCGGGTCAGGCTGGCTGACGGCACCGACATCCTGGCTGCCAACGTGAACCTGATCACGCTGCAGATATTCGACGAGAGCATGGGCGCCGACGTGCCGCCGCTCGACATCAACGACGACCTCGCGAACGTCACCATCTTCGACACCCTGCAGCTCGACGGCCTGTGGGACAGAGACACGCAGGGGTACAACTTCCGCCACGACCTGGAGGCTCTCGACACCGAGCTGTTCTTCACCCGGGGCGGGCGCGCGTACCGCCTGGAGTACCGACTCGAGCTGGAGTTCCCTCTGGACTTCATCCTTGTTCCGGCCCGTATCGTCGTGCAGGGATTCAGGAGAGACGACACTCTCGTCGTGGCGGCCAACCCGGTTCCGTGACAGAAGCCCTCCTCGAGGCCCCGCCCGAGAACCACGTCTTCGGCGCGGTTGCGGAGCTGTTCGCCCCGTTCGACGAGGCGTCGTGGGAGGAGAACGGCTACCTGGTCGACCTGAAGAGGGAGTGCCGGCCTCCGAAGGAGTACCTGGTCGAGGGGCCGGCGGGGACTGGCAAGAGCCACGGGGTGCTCGAGTACGTGCTGCAGTGCTGCCTGGCGTGGCCTGGCATCCGGGTGCTGTTCCTGCGCCAGACGCGCGCGACCCTCGCGGAGTCGATCCTGGTGGAGTGGGAGCAGGCCATCCTGGGGGAGGCTCACCCGGCGATCACGGGCACTGCGACGCGGGAGAACCGCAAGAGCTACACCTTCCCAGAGGCCTGGAACCCGTACACGCGCACCTTCGGCCGCACCCACGTCGTCATCGGCGGTCTCGACAAGCCATCGAAGTCGTTCTCGACCCAGTACGACATGATCGTGCTGTTCGAGGGCATCGAGGTCGCGCTCGATACCTGGGTGCTGATGCCGCGCGCGAACAGGAACTGGCACATGCCGTTCCAGCAGCGGATCGTGGAGACCAACCCTGGCCCGGTGCGCCACTGGCTCAACCTGAGGCCCGACGAGGACGACACCCTGATGCACCGGCTGTGCTCACGGCACAAGGACAACCCGGTGTACTGGGACCACGTCGAGGAGTGTTGGACCGCCATCGGAGAGGAGTACGTCGAGGGCGACCTGAAGCGACTCCCGGGGGCTGTGTACGACAGGATGTATCTCGGGAAGTGGGTCAGCGAGGAGGGCCTCGTGTGGCCCACATTCGACCGAGCTATCCACGAGATCGACCAGGACGACGTGCCGGACGACGCCAGGTGGTGCGTGGGCTCGATGGACTTCGGGTATCGCAACCCTGGCAGCCTCAACGTGTGGGCCATCGACAAGCGCAAGCGCGCGTTCCGGGTCGCGGAGGTCTACAAGACCGGGTGGATCATCGACAAGTGGGCTGAGGTGATCGACGAGATCGACGACATGTTCGGCTTCACGGCCATCATCTGCGACAACGCCAGGCCGGACGACATCTCGGCTCTCAACACGCGTCTGGGTGCGAAGCGCGGGCGTGGCATGGCCCACATCGCTCAGCCCTGCAAGAAGCGCGGTGGGGACGACAAGGGGCAGCGCCAGCTCTTTGGGCTCGACCACGTACGCGACGCGCTGGACCCGACCCAGGAGGGTGGGCCGCGCATGTTCTTTGTGCGCAACTCGCTATTGAAGGGCCGCGACGAGGGTCTTGCCAGGCGGCGCGCCCCCACGGACACCGTGCAGGAGATCGAGGCCTACTCGTTCCAGAAGCACGCAGATGGCAAGCCTGACAGGGAGCACCCCGACCCCATGTGCGCGGATCACGGGTGCGACAACGTCAGGTATTTCGCAACGTGGCTGTGGCCGCGGGAAGGTCCCGCGGAACCGCCGTTGCCAAACTTCCCAGTCGGGACATACGGTCACGAGTGGGCTGATGAGCTGAGAGGAATCGTCTGATGCCGAAAGGTCGCGGTTACACGAACTCGAGCAAGATGAAGAAGCCGGCGTCGCTGGCCGTCAACCCGAGCAAGAAGAAGAAGAAGAAAAGCAAGGCCCGCAAAGCCCCGGGGAGCATCCGTCCCGGCGCGTATTGATGCCGACAGGGTAGAAGCAAACTGAGGGGAACCGATGGCGATTGACACCAGCGACGAGGGGTGGGGGAAAGAGATTGTGGCCGCGGAACGTGCGCGCGATGCGCGTGTGCGCGTAGCCCGCGACCTGGTCAAGAAGTACCACACGACCTTCTTCCACGCAGATAAGCCGCTGTCGGAGCAGAACAGCGAACTCGACGATCCGTCGAACTACGTCTACCAGTACGTCCTGACGATGGTTCCTCAGATGGTCTTCAACAACCCACAGGTGCGCGTGGACTCACGCAAGACCGGCAAGATGGAGGCCATCGCGGCAGCCAACCGGCAGGGCGTGAACCGCTGGATCAAGGACAAGAAGTTCTACCGCCAGCTGCGCATGGCCGCGGTGGACTCGTTCTTCCCGTACGGCTGCATCGGTATCTTCCAGGGTCGCGAAGACCCCTGGCCGCAAGCGGTACGCATCAGCCAGGAGGACTTCCTGCGGGACGCGTACGCGCTCACGAAACAGGAGATGCGCTTCACGGGTCACCGCTGGTGGGCTGACAAGGACGCGATGATCAAGCGCGCCAAAGCGGAAGGCGACGAGGGTGGCTGGGATCTGGGCGCGATCCGCGGGATGGAGGCCGACATGGCCATCAAAGACCTCATGCACCGCGGCATGTCGAACGACGGGCTGTTGCCGAAGCGCAACGAGCTGGTGTTCTACGAGATGGTCCTGCACGGCGAGGTGATGGATGGCATGGACCCCGACCGGTTCCCCTCGACCATCCACACGCTGGGCGTCTGCGCGGCCGGCGAGGTGAAGGTGAAGCAGGTCAGGAAGCCCCGGCCGTACTACGGGAAGGGCCCGAGCCCCTACCACATCTTCGACTACGGGTACGTGCCCGACGACACGTACGGGCTCTCCCCGGTGGTGGCGAACATCGGTCCGGCGGAGGCCTTGAACCGCTTCTGGCGCGGCACGATCAAGGCCATGCTGGCGTTCAAGAACATCGTCCTGGTCGACGACTCGGAGCCCAACCTGGCTCAGAAGATCACCGACCTCGACGACCGCTCGGTCCTCAACGTGGGCGGGCTGGACAAGCAGAAGGTGGTGGAGCTATCCATCGGCGGCATCAGCGACAAGCACCTGGCGACCCTCGAGGCTCTCGACGAGCTGCTCGAGAAGAACCTGGGACTGACAGAGGCCCAGCAGGGTGCGACCCCGAAGGGCACGACCGCCACAGCGTCTCAGCTGGCCGCGAGCGCGTCAGCGATCCGCGTAGAGGACATGGAGCAGCAGTTCTACGAGGTGGCCTCGGACTGCCTCGCGGGCGTCTCCTGGTACATCTGGGACGACGAGCGGGTGGAGTTCCCTCTGGACCGCACCGCGATCCACGAGCTGGGCCAGATCCCCGAGTTCCAGGACCAGATCAAGGAGCTGCAGGAGAGCGGGGCCGAGATCACCTACGTGGGCGGGGACCGCGCGCTGATGGGCAAGCACGACGCGTACGAGGACATGGAGCTGTCCATCCAGCCGCACAGCATGCGGCGCGTGACCGAGGATCTGGGCCAGAAGAGGGCTCTCGAGCTGCTCCAGGTGGTCGCTCAGATCGCCCAGTTCAAGGCGGCTGCGCCGGACGCAGCCAACTGGGACGACCTCGTGCAGACCATCGGGGACCTGTTGAACCTGCCGGATCTTGCGAAAATCATGACCGAACCGCAGGATGGTGGTGCAGTCGCTGCCCCTCCGCCGGCCCCACCCGGCGCTCAGGGGGCTGCCTCTGGAGGAGCCGGGTTGAGTCTGGTGGGGCAGCAAACCGGGGCTCAACTTGCAGGGGCGGCGAATCTTGGCTGACTACGAGTACGCAGACAGGGGCGGGAAGACCATCACGCGGAGCTTCCGCATCGGTCGGGCACCGGGGAAGGTGCAGTGCGAGGGGCGCACCTTCCACCGGTCCTACTCCCCGTCCTCGATGGCCACGATCGGCAAGGTTCGATCGAACCTGCATTTCGTCTGCCACAGCCAGGAGCCGTGGAGCCCCGGGTTCGAGCGCTACGACGAGCACGGCCGCGGCCTGGTCGACGGGGCTCGAGAGA